ATAAAGAGAACGATTACATCATAAATAAAATAGAAGGTATACTACAAACTAAAATTACTGATTTCAGGACAGTTGCTAGAAAGATTATATTGAGTGAAATAAAACAATCTCCACAAAACTTTGGTAAATATGGTCTTGTACATAGGGACTATCCAGCAGGTGAAAAAGAAGAACCTTTAATAGCAGGTATGATGTACTTTGACCAGGCATATGATGGTGGTACGGCATTTTTTAATAATCAAATGGAGAGAGTGCCAGACATTTATATAAGTGCTGTTCCAAATAGACTAGTTTTATATCACGGTGGTAGATACCACTCTCCTTGTTTAGATTATACCTTTAAAGAAAGATTAACATTATCTTTCTTTTTTAAAATAGAAAAGACTACAAATGATAATATCTGAAGACGTTGAAGACTTGGCAAAAGAAATTAAAGAAGAAAAAAGGTCTAGTAGAGTATTCTGTATCGGTAACGGTGAGAGTAGAATAGGTATAGATTTATTAAAGTATAAAGAATTTGGTAAGATATATGGTTGCAATGCCATTTATAGAGACCACCCTAATTTATGTGATGTGTTAACTGGTGTAGACCACGGAATGATACACGAAATATATCACGCAGGTATGGCACAAAAGATACCTTGTTATTTTAGAAATTGGACTAAAGTGCCTGCTCAATCATATGATGATGTTATACGAGGTGGGTTACCTGAAGAAGATTTAGAATGGGCAAAACAAAATGGTGGTATAATTAGTAATGAACGTGGTGATAGTAAAGAATATGTTTTACACGGTGCTAACTTAAAAGGTATAGTAAGTGTATTGAAAAGGGATGGTGGAGTAACTAAAGTTAATGCTATCAATTCAACAATTAAAGTTAGTTGGATAAAAGAACCAGACTACTCACACTCATTAGACGATATATGCGACCCTAGAGACCACGGTTGGGCGTGTGGACCTTCTTCTGGTTTGATTGCAGTTAAGAGAGAGAAACCTTGTGAAGTGTATATAATAGGACACGATTTATATAGCCATAATGATAAGATTAATAACATATACAAGAGTACCAAGCATTATACAGCAAAAGATAATAGTCCAACACCAGCTATTAACTGGATTAACCAATGGAAGACATTAATGGAATGGCATCCAAAGATACACTTCTATAAGGTTAATAGATATAATGATGGTAGAGATAAGGTAAATGGACCTATTGAAGAGTGGAAGAATTTATCAAATATTAAATACATAGATTATACCACGCTTGACAATATGCTCAAATAATGTTATATTAGAGATAATATAACTTGTATAAATAATAATGATCCCGATAATATAGGGAACACAAATACAACGAATATAAACATATAAGGAGATATACGAATATGGATTTTGAAACATTAAAATCATCATCAAGTAACTTTGATAAGATTACAAAGGCACTTGAAAAGAACCTCGGTCCCGAGGATCAAGCAAACAAAAATAAGTATCAAGACGATAGGTTCTGGAAACCAGAACTAGATAAAACTGGAAATGGTTATGCCGTTATCAGATTTTTACCTGCGTCTGAAAAAGAAGAAATGCCTTGGCAAAGAGTGTGGTCACACGCATTTCAAGACAAAGGCGGTTGGTACATTGAAAATTCATTAACAACTTTAAATGCTAAAGACCCAGTTAGTGAAGATAATACAAGATTATGGAATACAGGTGTAGATAGTGATAAGGATATTGCTCGTAAGAGAAAAAGAAAATTATCATATTATTCTAACATCTATATTGTTAGTGATCCAAAACATCCTGAAAATGAAGGTAAGGTATTCTTATACAAATATGGTAAAAAGATATTTGATAAGATATCAGAAGCAATGCAACCTCAATTTGCGGATGAAAAAGCAATCAACCCATTTGATTTTTGGAAAGGTGCAAACTTTAAACTGAAAATTAGAAAAGTTGATGGTTATTGGAACTACGATAAATCTGAATTTGAAGGAGTTACGCCAGTTGCAAGTGAAGACGCTAATATAAAAGCGATATGGGCGAAACAATATCCTTTGAAACCTTTTGTAGACCCTAGTAATTTTAAATCCTATGATGAACTCAAAGAGAAACTGAATAGGATAATTATGGGTACACGAAGCACCGAAACTGTTGAAACAGTTGACCTCCCACAACAGACCAATGGTCAGGTGAAAAGTACTAACGTTGTGAACTCTAAACCTGCTAGTGAGGAAGACGATACATTGTCTTATTTTAGCAAATTGGCAGACGAAGAGTAAACCTTTCTCTCTCAAATAAACGTTAAAACTTAAAGGGCACCTAGTAATAGGTGCCCTTTTTCATTATAAATAGTAGTATGGCAAATATATTTGGACCACTAGTAGATAGACAAAAGGGTGTACTAAAATCAGCATCCTGGTATAGAAATGCTGTACAAAGTATGGCAAATAAGGCAACTGCTACTGGTCTTATGAGAAGTGGAAAATTAAATCAAAGACCAAGTGCAGGACGTTTAAATATGTATTTTTATGATCCTAAAACTAAAAAGAAACTACCATATTATGATACATTTCCATTGGTTTTACCAGTAGATACATTTAAAGGTGGTTTTGTAGGTTTGAACTTTCACTATTTACCATACATAATGAGATTTAGATTATTACAAGATATACAAAAATATGCTAGTAATACACAATTTGATGGAACAACAAAAATAATGGCAACATATACAACACTTAAACATATACCTATGATTAAACCAACGATTAAGAAATATTTGTGGCGACACGTAAGGTCAAACTTTTTAAGAGTAGACGCAGATGAAATGGCTATTGCAGTATATTTACCAGTACAACAATTTAAGAAAGCACCAGCTAGTAAAGTCTGGTCAGACAGTAGGAGAGCAATCTGATAAAAAATGGCAAAGAGAACATTATGGAGAGTTTTGATAGTTAAGTTAAGAATGTGGTATGCTGACGTTAGAGGACACCACGGACATAAATGGAACTACGAACCATCCGAGCATTATATGGGTAGACACAAAAATAGGAAATAGATATGGCAATATTTAGAGCAGGTAAACGTATCGGTAATATGGATATCCGAGTAGGACTTCCAAGAGATAGAACTTTAGATAACGTTGAAGGAGATAAAAGATTAGATAGACAACCTGGTATGAATCCAGAAACATCTATTGGTAGATTTGTTGCTGAAGTTGGTAGAGGTGAAGGTATTGCTAGAGCAAATAGATTTTTAATTAGATTATTTCCACCTAGACAAGTTATTACTCACGATTATGAAGAAGTAGAAACATTACAATCAAACGATATGAAAAGAAATGTTGAGTTGATGTGTACTTCTATTCAGTTGCCTCATAGGGACGTATTAACAGAAAATTTTGTAACTTATGGACCAGGTAGAAAAATGCCATATGCATATGGTTATGGATCAAAAATTGAAGCTATGTTTATGGGAGATAAGTTTTTAAGACAAAGAGCATTTTTTGAAACTTGGCAGGGTAAAATGCACGATTTATCAACACACAATTTAAAATACTATGATAACTATATAGGTTCTATGGAAATTTATCAATTAGGACAATATAGAGAAACAGATAGGGATGGTGGTTATAATGATAGTTATAGATTGACCTATGGTGTAAGATTGCACGAAGTATATCCAGAAACAATTGGAGAGATACAGTATCAATCATTAACGGATGATCCAATACCTATGGACATACCTATAAGTTTTGCATTTAGAACTTGGGAGAATATAACGTTAGACTCAATTAACGGTGTTGAATTTGGAAAACATATTCCAGATATGCCCAATATTAAACCTAGTAAAAACTATGGAATTATTGGAGGCATATTAGGTAAAATGCCACCAGAAATTAAAAGAGCAACTAAAGGTGTTATTGAGAAAATTAGAAGGGATGTACCTATTGGTAAAACTACTGGAGGCAGGGTGTATCCACCATTCGTTATTAATAAGTAATATATATAATAAAAAAGGAGTAAATTATGGCATTGCCTATATTAGAAACAGCGACATATGAATTGACATTACCATCTAAAGATGTTAAGGTTAAATTTAGACCATTCCTTGTAAAAGAGGAAAAGATATTGCTACAAGCATTAGAATCAGATAATAATAAAGAAATGGTTAATGCTTTGAAACAAATAGTACACGCTTGTACATTTGGTTCTGTAGATATTAATACACTACCTATATTTGATGTAGAGTATGTATTTTTACAGATAAGAGCAAAATCTGTTGGTGAAGTAACAAAATTAAGATTATTATGTCCTGATGATAAGAAAACTTACGCAGAAGTTGAATTAGATTTATCTAAAGTGGAAGTCCACGTAGATGAAGACCATACTAACAATATTGTGGTTGATGAGGAGAGAAAAATAGGGT